GCCGCAGGTTGCAAGCCCGCTGACTTTCGCGACCGAAGAAGAAATTCGTGCCGTGGTTAAAGCCGGTCCGGGTTCACTGGGTCCGGTAAACATGCCGATTCCGGTGGTGATTGACCGTACCGTTGCGGCGATGAGTGATTTCGCTGCTGGTGCTAACATCGATGGTAAACACTACTTCGGCATCAACTGGGATCGCGATGTCGCTACCCCGGAAGTTGCAGATATCCGTAACGTGGTGGCTGGCGATCCAAGCCCGGATGGCCAGGGTACGCTGCTGATCAAACGTGGTATCGAAGTTGGTCACATCTTCCAGCTGGGTACCAAGTACTCCGAAGCACTGAAAGCCTCCGTACAGGGTGAAGATGGCCGTAACCAAATCCTGACGATGGGTTGCTACGGTATCGGGGTAACGCGTGTGGTAGCTGCGGCGATTGAGCAGAACTACGACGAACGAGGCATCGTATGGCCTGACGCTATCGCGCCGTTCCAGGTGGCGATTCTGCCGATGAACATGCACAAATCCTTCCGCGTACAAGAGCTTGCTGAGAAACTGTACAGCGAACTGCGTGCACAAGGTATCGAAGTGCTGCTGGATGACCGCAAAGAGCGTCCGGGCGTGATGTTTGCTGATATGGAACTGATCGGTATTCCGCACACTATTGTGCTGGGCGACCGTAACCTCGACAACGACGATATCGAATATAAATATCGTCGCAACGGCGAGAAACAGTTAATTAAGACTGGTGACATCGTCGAATATCTGGTGAAACAGATTAAAGGCTGATGCCAGAAAGGGTCCTGAATTTCAGGGCCCTTTTTTTACATGGATTGTATAAAATGGATAAACCAAAGGCGTACTGCCGCCTGTTTCTCCCCAGCTTTCTTTTACTTTCGGCTTGTACCGTTGATATCAGCCAGCCAGACCCATCAGCCACAGCAGTAGATGCCGAGGCAAAAACATGGGCTGTCAAATTCCAGCATCAAAGCTCTTTCACCGAACAATCAATAAAAGAAATAACGGCACCTGATCTCAAACCCGGCGATTTGCTGTTCTCCTCAAGCCTTGGGGTAACCTCATTTGGAATCCGCGTCTTCAGCACTTCCTCTGTGAGTCACGTTGCAATCTTTCTGGGTGATAATAACGTTGCAGAAGCGACAGGCGCTGGCGTCCAGATCGTTTCCCTTAAAAAAGCGATGAAGCATAGTGATAAGCTTTTCGTCTTACGAGTCCCGGATCTTACCCCGCAACAAGCCACAGATATCACCGCGTTTGCCAATAAAATCAAAGATAGCGGTTATAACTATCGCGGCATTGTCGAATTTATTCCCTTTATGGTGACTCGCCAGATGTGCTCACTGAATCCGTTCTCCGAGGATTTTCGCCAACAGTGCGTCAGCGGCCTGGCGAAAGCGCAGTTAAGCAGTGTGGGCGAAGGAGACAAAAAGTCGTGGTTTTGTTCGGAATTTGTCACGGATGCCTTTGCCAAAGCCGGGCATCCACTTACACTGGCGCAATCGGGCTGGATTAGCCCTGCCGATCTGATGCATATGCGTATTGGTGATGTCTCTGCGTTTAAGCCAGAATATAGCGCGGCGATTTTTTTGATACCGATTTGCATTTCATTTGATACCGCTGAAAAACGCCGATACGCAACTTATTTGATACTAAATCGGCGCTTTTCTTTTGGGTTTTAGAATGAGTTTTTAAGCGCTCATTCACTCTCTTTCAAACCAGTTTTAACTGTTTGGGGTTTTGGGTAAGGCTGGACTTTGAATAGCTTTATGTTGAGGCGTTTTCTGGCCCTCTTGTTCAGAAACCGGATGTAACGAAACTGTCGGAACTTATGAACACTGGCTCTGTCGATATTAGCCCTCAGATGTTCACCTCGTTGTCCGCCTCGTTTAATGGCATTCCTGCAAATCTCGTGATACCACTCGCCATCAAGTTCATAGAATGTTGATTCATGGCTGCCTACATAATCAAAATTGCTTGCCTGATACACGACACCAAGACAGCCACAACGCTCATCTGCAAACGACTGAACCCACTGTACCTGCGGATAAAGCTGTCTGATAAGTTTGAGTGCGTAACTGATGGCCCTTGATTCGGAGTTTCTCGGCATACAGTCATGCAGCCATAACCGGTTAAGCTCCATATATTCGCGGTTCTGCGTACCGGTTACGACGCGCGCTCCACTGTTTGGATTAAGGGCATAACCCCATTGCATTACGCCAACCAGCTCTCGTTCTGAAAATATACCCAGATGAAGGTAGGAGTTATTTACGAAACGGTGGCTGTAATGTTTATTGACGATGACCAGTCGGGCCAGCCAGCAACTTATTGTCTCAACCCGTAACTCACGGGAGCCATAACCGACGATATTGTCGTTATAGAGAATAAGTTCAGGCGTGCTGATGATACGGGATGTAACTTGTTTTCTGTTCCCCACGACAGGATTTCCTTGTGTATGTGGGGTGCTCTGTGGCGCTCGGAGATGTGATTTGATTGAGGGTTTTACAGCGCGGACATTTTACTTCCAGATAACTGAAACTGGCCCGTGCCAGTAACTTGTTGCAGTGTCGGCACCGTATGTTTCGATACATGGCCGCATAACCTCCTGCTTTGTTGATGATATCTTTCTCGCCTAATCGATCGACAAAAACGATCGATTCGATGTGTTTAATTGATACAACAAATAGATTGAAAAGTCATCAACAATGATTCAGGGAGGTGATTATTTACTAAAAGAAAACGAAGACTTAGGGTGTGAAAACGATCATAAAATGATCATTTTATTGACTTTTTATCCAGTGAAGGTAGGATCGCGCGCATATGTAGTATGTTTCAAATCAACAGGATACTACATAAAAGGGAAACCCAGCATAGCTGGAACTATGCTGGGTCAATCTGTAAAAACTTGCATCAATGCTTTACTTCGAGCTCGTGGCGTATCCTATGATATTCCCCGGTCTCCTGTAAAGCAGAGATATATCTGTTCAGGCAGGAAAAATGGATAAACTAACCACAGACCCAAAGTTACAGGCTGCGCGAATTGCAGCTGATATTACAATTGCAGCAATGACATCCACCAGGGGTAACTTTACCTCTTTTCATACAGCAGGTGATTCATCCGCTATGCAGTTATGGAACGCGTGCTTTTCTGATGTAATTCGTGCAATCAGCGAGTCAGTTGACCTTCGCGAACCGCAAAAATAGCGCATCTTGGGGTACACAGGATCTGCATAGCTATCCACATTGCGGTGGCGAAGTTTCGATCCTGTAATGTATCTTCATCAAGTCCTGAACGTAGCGCATTGATAATTTCCGCGCTTAATCTTTCCAGGCCTTTGGTATCAGGTTGCTTTTTATTCTTGTCCATGATTATTGTCCTCTGATTGGTATATAAAGCGCCCATGAAAATAAAACCGACAGGAGAAACTGCCGGTTTGTATTGTTACATCATGGTGCTGTCAGTTCCGGGCTGAGCCGGTTCTGGTTGCTCTGGCTGCGCGTCGGTTTTCGGTTCATTATCAGCATCACTGGCCGCTGCTGCTGGCCCAATAAGTTTTTCCAGCACCTCATCAACGTAAGTGTCGATTTGTGCCTCAAAATCCTTGCGGACCTGCGCTTTCAGCAACTTATTTACTTCACCGGAATACAGTGCCTGTTTTACCAGGTCTTCAGTGACGGTGCCTTTAATTTCTGGCATGTATATCCTCCTTATGCGGGAATAAAGCCCTGCAATCAGGGCTGGGTCGGGTCTTTTGGGAGCGGAGTTGCCTGCGCTGTTTTACTGAGTTTTTCAGCTGCTGCGTCCTCAATTTTGCGGCGAACATAATTTCTGATGGCCTTATAACCACCACTCACCAGATATAACGCACATACTGCCGTGCAGAAATACAATAAAATAAGCTGTAAAAATGTCATTATCCCTCCCAATTATTGACATGGTGTTGACACCGGTAATATCTGTTAGGTAAAAAGGTGCACTGCATTTTTTGCTTTGGATATAACGATCTTTTTGCCGCCGGTTTCTTGTTTTCCCTTACCGGCGGCATTTTTTTATCCTGCTTACGCGTTATTCACTTCCACCACGATACTGTCAATCAGTACCGGGTAAGTCGCATTTTTAGTGATATCGGTCACGCGCAACTTGTCTGCCGTAAACGTGCCGACCGGAGACTGCGACAGCATGAATGGTGTCCCGTCCTTACCATCAATGACCGGCGTCACCTCAATACTGTTGTTACCGGCAAAACGGAAGCCCAGCGTATGCCATTC